ATAGGATAATAAACGAGAACGTTATTTTTTTGACCATATCTATATGCTCTATCTTCAGCTTGAGCCATATCTGAAGGTAAAAAAGATAAGTCATTCATAATAACAGCTTCTGCTGCGGTTAATGTAATTCCAGTTCCAGCTGATTTTATATTACCAACAAAAACTTTAACCTTTTCATCTCCTTGGAATTTGTCCACAGCTTCTTGTCTTTGAGCTTTACTTGTAGACCCATCCAAACGAACCGCAACCTTTCCAAAGTGATTATAGATGGTCTCCAAAGAGTTTGTAAAATTGCAAAAGATAATTACCTTCTTACCTTGCTCAATGATATTTTCAGCAAGTTCAATGGTGTGCTGCGTTTTTTCATCAGCAATCAGCTGACGCACTTGAATCAGTTTGGTAAATTGAATTGAAAGGTTTTTGCTTTCCTCTGGGTTCTTTTCATACCAGTTGTAGTATTCACCCATAAGCTCCTCATAGTTTTTGGAGCGCAATCTCAAATAAACTGGGGTAATAATCTTTTCTGGTAAATCCAATACATCATCTTTTAGACGTCTAAGGATTGTTGCTCCAGTGCGGTCCCGAAGTTCTTCCAAGTTAGATGCTCCCATTACATTCCACACTTTTCTTGGACCAACTCTAAATTGGTAGCCCGCACAATATCTTATAACATAAGCCATCCAGTTTTTTGCAACTGGTGAATCAACCAACGACAAAAGATTGAAATAATTGATAGGACGTGAGGTCATAGGGGTGCCCGTCAATAACCAAAGTCTGTCAACATTTTTTACTAGGTCGTTGATAAGTTTTGTTCTTTGAGCTTGTACGTTTTGAATGTAATGTGCCTCATCAATAATCACCAAATCAAACTTTGACTTTAACATTACCGAGTTACTGTGGTCTTTGGCATCATGAAAATTTTTAATGATGTCGTAATTCATCACCACAATCTCCGCATCTTCGGAATAATTTTTTCCCTCACAAACATAACTACTCTTGTTGCTGTAGAGTTGGTATTCCCTTTGCCAGTTGATTTTCAGTGATGCTGGACAGATGATTAAAATCTTCTTGGCTCCGGTCTCTAATGATGCAATAATTGTCGATGTGGTGTTATGTGTAACAATGCAATGTTCAGTTACATATAACTTATCAGGAGAATCCACCGATATACAAACACTATCTTCAAAACCAACTTTCTCAATATTTTTAATATACCTACCTGTTGGGTATTTTTTTGGTTCAATATATTTATTTGCCTTTCTTTTTAATTTAAATGGATTCATTCCTTTTGGTAATTTAATATTAACCCGATAGGATAACTTACCTTTCTTTTTTTCACCATTATAAGTATAAGTTGGAATACGAGTTTTTACTCTTGCAATACCACCTAATGTTTGTACAATTTCAACAACGTCATCACATAGTTGTTTTGAAATGGTGCTAAATTCAGTTCCTAAAAACTTTCCACCACCATTAAACATACAATGACCGTCAGTGTCCATTAGTCCTTGTAGTATTGACAGTCTATTTTCAACTGATGAATATTTGTATATTTCTGGAATAAATTTGTTATGCGAACGTGTTTCGTTTAGTTTGAGTCCGTTCAACACACCCCTACCGATTAATTTATTTCCTTTTCTCTGATTTTTAATTTTTTTATTTTCATTTAAACCAAAACTATCAAATAGTTCATCATAATCGTCACAGTGTACTGTAAAAACACAGGATGATTTATTTATGTGTCCATCCCCTAAAATCAATCCTAAAAAATAAGGATTAATCGGAAGATTGTCGTTACGTTCAAATTGAATCGGTTCTACAATAGGAATTTGCCATTTATTATTACTATTTGGTGATTTGTAATAAGTTTCAATCTCATATTCCTTATCTTTATTATAATCAATACCTTTAACTTTAATTTTACCACCCTCATACATTTGCTTTGTCGAAAGAACTAAAGATTTTTTTCGTCTATCGTTTTTTGTATTTTTACCATAATTAGGTGATAAAACTGACCATAAATGTTCGTCTCCCGTTAAAATTGAAAATCCATCATTAAATGTTATTCTATAAGTTTCTTTTACACCTTGTGGAAATACACCAATCACATTATGAGGTTTGCCATCACTACCAATAACCTTATCCCCAACTTTAATATCCCCAATATTTTTTCTACCAAATGGGGTAAATATCCTGTTATTTTTTGGTTCGCATTTCCCGAGTCCCATATCATCAGCAAGAATATATTTTTTGTTTTTCAACAATTCTTCAATGGCGGTCTTCTGGTGGTCAAGTGGGGGGCGATGTGAATACTTTGAATAATCCACCTCGGCAATTTCAACTTTGTTGTCCTTAATGATTGCTGCTTTTGGAATCCACAAGTCTGAAAGTTCATCGTTTTCAAAGAACTTACCCCAGATATGGTATGCTTTGTCTTTTTCTGTTAAAAGTTTTTCAATCCACATCTTTTCTGGGATGTTCATCAAAAATCTTTCATCGGCAATTTTGTTTGCAAAGTAGGTGTCAAGAACTACCCACTTCTTAGCTACCATAGGAACTTTATCGTGGTTTAATAAAATGTATTCAGCTTGACTTCTTGTCGGATAAAACTTTGAGTTTTTTTCCAGCTTGAGTTTTAAACCCAAAAGATAATTGTTTGCACCAGCATAATTTTCTAACAACAAAAGTGTTTTAGATTCAATTGGTAATTCAGGACTCATCATTTAACTTGAACGTATTTTCTGGAGCTCCAATACTCCTCCCCCCCGTAATCAACAAATATTTCTTCTCCCTTTTTAATATTTTTTGTTGAAACGAAATCCACGGTAAAGGTTTTTTTATTGCTGAAAAAATAACTATTTGGTTCATTAGAATGATTATAAAATGAACCATAACCCATTGCCATAACGTAAAACAATCTTTTTTCGTTTTCTGTCCACCAAAATCTGAAATCTGCAAAGAGTTCATTTTTTTCATCAATATCAAGCCGGAGCAAGGGACATTTTTCAATTATTTCCCCCTGGAGAATATCCTGTGCGGCAAATACACCAAGCCCATGAATTGGACTTGGATGTACAAAAACTTTAGGTGGGTTTTTATCAAACATACTTTATCACAAATATATCACCTCAGCAGGTATTTATCAATAAATCAGTTATGGCAGAGAAGTTAGTCCCAATTACTAGATTAGGTAAATTCTTCGGGGGGGAAGATTACTCCCTTGATTTATCTATGGGCCAGGAGTGGCTTGAGGGGGATATGAACTTCACCGTTATTTTGTATAGAATTGACAGATACAAAACTCGTATTGATGATGTTTACGGAGAATCTCCCGAAGGAGGTATTCAATTTTTGGCTCCCGTTGAAATTAAAGGGTTTGTTCAAATCTTGGCACCCACAGGTCAAAGGCTTGGCACTTCACGAATCGAACAGAACGAACCTGGTAATATGCGTTTTTCTGTTTACCAGTCTTACCTTGATGAATTGGGGGTTGATATCGCTTATGGTGATTATCTTGGTTACTACGAAACTGAAAGCAAAGTTCGTTACTACACTGTCTCTGATGATGGTCGTGTGGTATCTGACAATAAACACACATATGGTGGTTACAAGCCGTTTTACAGAACTGTTATTGCTGTACCTTCATCACAAAATGAATTCTTTGGAACCTAATGGCATTACCTAAAGTACCTATTTTCAAACAACAAGTGAAACCTAATATCAATTTGGTTCCACCAAAAATTCTTTCTGCCAGAAGAGAACAGCTTCTTCAGTTTATAAATGAAGATGGAACTTATCTTCCTCAGAGTGTATTGCATGCTGATTTAGACGGGGGAATGTTGGAATTTGTTCAAACCTCATTAAAGACTACCGTATCCGGAAAAGACATTAGTGTTGTTGATAAAATTATCACAAACCAAAGATGGTCCCAGTTTACTGAAACTTGGAATTTCGTTGACCAAGATTTCAACGTTCAGTTACCATTTATTACTGTTGTTCGTCAACCTGAGGTAAAATATGGTAGTAACCCTTCTCTTCAATATACTATTCCAGTTAGAAAACAATTTTATTATGCTAAAGTCCCTACTTGGAATGGAAACCAAAAGGGGTACGATATTTACACCATACCTCAACCTGTTCCGGTAGATATCAATTATAGCGTGAAAATTCTTTGCAATAGAATGCGTGAGCTGAACACATTCAACAAAAACGTATTGCAAACTTTTTCTTCTCGTCAAGCCTATACCTTCATCAAAGGACAATATGTGCCAATTATTATGAATAACATTTCTGATGAATCTGTTATTGATGTTGATAAAAGAAACTATTACATCCAAAGTTACGAGTTTACCATGCTCGGCTATCTTATTGATGAAGAGGAATTTGAAGTAAAGCCAGCAATTTCCCGTGTTGTTCAGCTTTTTGAAGTTGATAGTCAAGTTCCTGTTGGTCGTAGAGCTGAAATAACTCCTCCTAATCCTGATGAATTTACTTATAATTTATTTTACACCTCGGGAAATACTTCAATTCTTGACGATAAAGTTGATTATCGAATTAATTTAAGTTTGGTAAGCACTTTGAATGTCGATACCTATGATGTATACATCAATAATGATTATTATGGTCAAGATGTTTCAATTATTCAGCTTAACACTGGAGATTTATTGAGAGTAGAAATTACCAAAGAAACCCCAGGCGAAGAAGCCAATATTGAGTTTCAAGCAAAGCTTGTTTAATTCTCTCCATAGATATCTTTTTGCTTTTTACAATTGTCTAAAATTAATTTTTCTAGGAATTTGTAAATCTTTAATCCATGGTCATCACAATACTCTTTTAGCACTTGATGGGTGGTTTCTGAAATTTTCAGGTTCTTAATCTTCTTGGGGGCACTTTTCATAAGGCAGAAAAAAAGCAGAAAAAAAACATACTGCTTACTAATACATAGATAAAAGTCAAGTTTTTTGTGTTTAAATCAAATATTTATCATAAAAATAAAACCGAATAAGAAAAATTAAAAAATGTTTTTTCAAGTAACATCTCAAGCAAACCAAAAAGTTTTTGTATCCCCAGGGGTTTATACATCAGAAACTGATTTATCGTTTGTTGCTCAAAGTGTTGGTGTAACAACTTTGGGTTTAGTAGGCGAAACACAAAAAGGTCCTGCCTTTGAACCAATTTTCATCACCAATTTTGATGAGTTCCAAACTTTTTTTGGTGGTACTATACCAACCAAATTTATAAACACACAAATTCCAAAGTACGAAGCTGCTTACATAGCCAAAGCTTATTTGCAACAATCTAACCAATTGTTCGTAACTCGTATTCTAGGTCTTTCCGGTTACGATGCTGGACCTTCTTGGAGTTTGCAAGCTATCGCTAATGTTGATGGCACCACTGTTGGTATTAACACAAGTGTCTCTGCAGTTACTTACACGGTAACTTTTTCGGGTAATACCTCTGGTTCTACTCTTAATTTTGGTAGTGGGTTACCTCCGGTTATTTTTAATTCACTCCCAACACAATACACATTGAATGATGGTTCAACATCTACCTACAATGCTGACTTATTCGGATTTATGATTGATATTTCGGGGGATACAACTATTTCTGCGACAACAGTTAATGTATATGGCTCGATTCCAACAACAGGTTATACAATTTTAGATAATGCTTTTGCAAATGTTGAAAACATTTTTGGCTGTGATAATTTAAGTCTTGATTCTGCTGATTTAACTGCTGGAACTAACGACCCTTGGTATTATGCAACATTTGATGTTACAGGTAACACTAATGGCTACTCTGGATATTCATGGTATTATGATGTTACAAACTTTTTGACGGGTGCTTCTGGTTCTTTTACCGGCACAATTACTGGTGTCTCTTACACCTACTCGGGTACAGCTTATACCGAATGGAATAATTTAATTCTAGCTACTGTGCGTTCTCGTGGTATTTCTGTTTACAGCTCAAGTGAGCATGGACCACAATACCAAGTAACAGGTTTAACTGATTTAAATTTAATTTGTACTGGGGCTTACTCTGGTATTTCTCAAAGTCCTTTTGCTACATTCCAATTAAGTGGTGTAACATATGAAGGGAATACGTTTACTTTTGACACATCGTTTGACTCTACTAATGCGAACTACATCACTAAAGTATTGGGTATTACTAACTTCTCTAAACCAAGACAAGAAGTTCCAATCTATGTTGAGGAATCTTATCTTGGTATGTTGAACTACGGATACAACAAAGGATATGTTCGTGGTATTAAGTGTGATATGATTGCACTTCCAGAAGCTCGTGATAAGGCTTCTACAACTTCTATTGCTTGGTTCCTTGACCAATATCAAACTCCAAAGACACCTTTCTTTGTATCAGAATTGCGTGGTAATAAAGTTTATAACTTGTTTAGATTTGTTGCAATTAGTGATGGTAACACAGCAAATACCGAAGTTAAGGTTTCAATTGCAAACATTTCATTCAATAACGGCACATTTGATGTGTTAGTGAGAAACTTCTTCGATACTGATGCGAATCCAGTTGTATATGAAAAATACACAAACTGTACTATGGACCCATCACAAAATAGCTTTGTTGCTAAAAAAATTGGTTCATCAGACGGTGAGTACCCTCTTAACTCAGCATACCTTATGGTTGAGCTCTCTGATGAATATCCTGTTGATGCGCTTCCTTGTGGTTTCTACGGACTAGAAGAGAGAGTATATGAAAGCGCAACGAACCCTTCTCCATTCCCTATTATCAAAACACAATACTACTTCCCTGGTGAAACAATTTATGACCCACCATTCGGAACAAGCGCTGGTGGTGCAAATATCGTTACATCATCTGGTGACATTGTAAGAAGAACATATTTGGGAATTTCATCACAATTTGGAATTGACACAGATTTACTTCAATACAAAGGAAAGAAGAACCCCGTAGCTAACTGGGATGTTGCAACAACTTCAGAACCTTGGAACTACCAAACAAAAGGTTTTCACATGGATTCTGGTGCAACAGTTGTGACAATTTCTAATTCCCAAGTAACTAGTGGAACTCCAGCATTTGATTGTGGTGTTGCAAGTTTTGACTCCGAACCTACTTCACAGGCTAGTCCATAC